TAGATATAACCAAGTTAGGAACAAATTGTTGGAACTGGTCAGCCATATTGCCAACACTGTTTAACATTTTGTCTGTAGAAGACAGCTCTTTAAACTTACCTGTTTCAGGATCTACTTCTCTTTTGGCCGCAGTTTCTGCTATTTTATTTTCTAACTCAATAGTTTGCCTAAGCTCCCGCTGTTCGTAAGTTTCTTCACGATCATCATCAGCCCCAAACACTTGTTCAAAAAATCCTTTAGCAGGGTCTTGTGATTCCAAAGAACCATCTGCCGACTGCAATCCCATATCTAGAGTGTTTGAGCCCACTGCAGCTGCAGTCGTTTGTGGAGCAGGCTCTTGCTTTCCCTCGCCTTCTAATAACTCAGCGCTTGGATATGCTTTTAAAAAATCTTGAACTTTATCTTCAGGTAAATTATAGATATTATCGTTTACTTTATATCTAGGCATAATTATTCCATGTATTGATTAAAATTGGTATTTGCTAAATTTTCGTTTAATTGAAAATTAGCTTGGTTGGTTGCAGCTGAAACCCCTTTAACTGGTTGTAAACCTTGTGCTTGTCTTATTAAATTTTGTATGTCTTCAGGGCTAGTATTAAAAGGAATATAAATACCTCGTGCGCTGCCCGCTAAATTACTAGGGTTTTGAACGAATATGCCTTGTGGCTTTCCTTTTATTATTTGTTCGTCTATTGCACCATCAGCTGTTACACTAGCTGGAATAACAGTATCATCTGCCAGCTTAACCTTTTGAGTTGTTAGCCCTATTCGGCTAAGGTCTGCTTGCCATTGCCCTAATAATCCACCGAAGTTTTCTATTGCTCCGGAATCATTTTTAAACTTATTCATATCTTGATTCCAAACAGCAGCAACAGGATCATTAAAAGCCCTAACAGTTTCTTGTTGGTTTCTTTTAAACTCAAGATTCATAGCAGCTTGTTTTTGGTGTTGGTAATATTGATCTTGCTTACGACGTTTTTCGTTGTTTACAGCAACTTGGTTGACACCATACATTGAGCGAGACTTATCTAGCCAAAGCCCTTCTAAAACTTCTTCTGCTCTATTGCCTATAAAATTACCTTTATCATCTTCAACAGGCTCATTAGTAAGAGCATCAGCTTCTTCTCTAGTATATCCAAAATGATCAACTAATAAAGACGCAACCTTTTGATCTTTATTTCCAGGTGCTGATTTTATTAAGTTATCTAAAGCTGTTTGAGATATTTCGCTAGCAGAAACTCCCAATGTGCCGTCTTCCCCCGCTGGCGCTTGATCAAAAGATAATACATTCCCGTCTGACCCAGTATTTATTTTAATCGCTTCTTTTATTAAGGAATCAACATCTTCTTTTTTCTGTAGCTTTTTAGACAAATTTTGAAATTCACTAGCGGAAACCCTGTAAGGTTCTCCTTGTACGGTTTTACCAACCCATACTTGTTGCCCGTCTACATTTTGCCACGCACCTTCAGGTGAGCCATTAAGCATGTCTTCAGCCATGGCCATAAGCCCTTCAGAGTTATACGTAGATAAAGAGTTATCTATTTTACCTGTTTGGTATGCGCTTAAAAAATCATTAACACCTGTTTTTACATTTTTCAACGCACCTACTTGGGTTTTTAATTTAGCCATTTCAATGGCATATGCATCATAATCTCCGGTTCTTTTTAATTCTTTGTTTAAATAACCCGCATAATCCGCAATTTGCCTGCTGCTGGATGTTAGCATTTCATTGTAATCAGTGGATGCAGTATCCCCCATTACATTTAAATCATCTAAATCTTTTGCTTTTTGCTGGGCATATGAATAATTTAGTATTTCAGACTTTCGTCTATTAGCAGCTCTTTCTTCGGCCTCTTTGCGCTTTTTTCTACCTTCTTCAAAAGAAGCATCAACACTTTGCCCAACCATCTGTTGAACCGCTGCACTGCCAGGTGCGTATTTAAACGCGTCTTTATATTTTTCGTATGTATTCATATTATCCCCCCATTTTTTGTGCAAAAGCTCCAAGCTTAGTTCCGCCTCCTATAGCGCCACCAGATAAAGCAGCAAATCCAGCATCTGCAATTCCAGCAATACCACCAATAAGGTCACTTTTAGCCTGTGCTCTTGCTTGATCAGCAGCCTGCTTTCTTGCTAATGCTCTGTCTGTTTTGTTTGTTAAGTTTTGAAGTTGAAGATTTTGATTTTTTAAATCAAACTCTCTTTTAGTAGCTTCAACATTAAAAGCTGCCTGCGATTGCTGATTTGATGCTTTAGCTCCAAACTGTAACGCTTGATTTTGTGCCCCTAAATTAGATAAACCAAATCGGTTTTGGGCATCTACGTTTGACATTGCAAATTGATTTTGTGAGCCAACATTAAATTGAGACATTTGGTTAGCAGCACCAAATTCACTTAAAGCAAATTGGTTTGCTGCACCAGCGCTAAATTGGGCTGCTTGGTTTTGAGCGCCAGCAGTAAACTGTTTAGCTTGGTTTTGAGCACCTACATTAAACTGCTGTTGTCCTAGATCAAACTGGGAAGCTAAATTTTCTTGAGATAATTGAGATCTTTGCAATTCAGATTCGCCTTGTGCTCTAAGCATTTCGTTTTGTTTAACTTGCTTGTCAATATCTGCAGAAATACCCGCTTTTGATTTTGCGGCAGCTGCAGCTAAAGCTGTAGCACCACCACCGCCGGTTCCCGCTTGTGCAGCTAGGTCTTGTGAAGCCGCCAATGACTGGTCAGCTTCTTGTGCCGCTAAATCGCTGCCAGCTGTTGAAACCTGTAAGTTGCGCATTGTATTCGTTAAACCTGCGTCAGCCCCTCTTTGTAATCCCGCTACACCTGTTTGCGATGCGCTGTAGCCAGTTGCATCATAACCCTGCGCTTCGCCTAATTGAGCCAATTCAGCTTGAGCAGCGGGGCCCAGCTGAGCTGCTTGGCCCTGGGCGGCATCATAGCCACCAAACTGAGGACCTTGTAAGCCTTCATATACATTTTTAAATCTAAACTTGTCTTGCGCCGCCTGAGCCGCCTTCAAACCTGCGTTAGCCCGTCTTTGCTCGCGCCTTCTTTTCCCGCCCCCAAATAAAGAGGAAACTCCTTTAACTATACTTCCCATTAGTATTTTAATATTAATTCGTAAGATGGTGATTCATCGACATAGTAGTCTGCATTTTTATACTTATTTAATAGTAATCCTGGTTTAGCCCAGGCAAAAGAATATTTAAACCCCATTGCTTTAGCCTGATCAGTTGTGTGATCTATTAAAAGCTGCAATGCATCACTTCTGTCTTTATCTTTGTATAATTTATCGCTAATAACAACAGCTGGAATTGCAGTTTTACTATTTGTTTTCCATAGCCACATAGCAGCTACTGGTTTTTCTTTATAAACCATAAAACCCCCTAACCCATTTTTGGGAAGAAAATCTCTTGGAAAACCTTCTTGATTATATTGTTTATACCACTGCGGTATAATATCCCAATCTGATTCAATTAAATTTCTAATTTGTAATTTCATATTATTGACTTGAATATACTGCTTCTGAATTAACAGCAAACAGTTCAGCTTTGTTAATTGATTTATCTACCGGCAACTTTAAACGAGTACGCATAAATGTACCTTTTGTTCCCGACACAAGCTTAGTTGCATCTGCTACAACAGCGCCAGATGAAACTTTATATGTTGTTTCTTCTGACACTATTGGTGCAAAATATTTACCTTCTTTTTCCTCAAAAGGAAATTTAATTATTGTACTCATTAAGCGCTTTGTGTTATATTTATTGTTTGCTGAGCTACAGCCGTTCCGGTAACTCTTGAATTCCCATATGCAGATATAATAATAGCAGCTGTTCTTGATGAGCCAGTCCCATTATCATCCGCGTTTATAGTAAAAGGATAGTTAGAACCAACAAAGTCAATTCCATCGGGATCAACAACTTTTGTTCCGGCCGACCCGTTTAACAACACCCAAGGTTGGTTGGCTGATATTTGTATTGGTATTGTAGCGCCGTTAGAATTAGTTATACTTGTATTCGTATTGCCTGATGCAACAAAAGATATTGAAGATACGTATGTACCAACCGACGCAGTAACTTCTCCAGAGCCTGTTATAGTTGAGGTTGCTGTTAAATTAGTAGCAGTAGGTGGTATTACAATAACTTTTTCTAAATACTCCTGTGATGTGCTATCTAATGTTGTAGTAGATATAGAATAACCAGGAACGTTATAAGCAAGGCTATATGAGCTAGGCAGTAAAACTTTATCTGTACCACTTGCTGTCCACCTAAGCGCCGCTGTTCTAGTTGTATTAGCACTATAAGGGCTATTACTATATGCGTTACCCGCAGATGTTCCCGCAGGCGTTGTTAATGCACCACTAGCTGGCACTGCCCATGTTATAAGCGGCAATGTTGTTGCCACCCCGCTAACTCCTAGCGAATTATTTGTTGCCGTTGTAGGCACAAGGAGTGGAAATGTTGTTGTAATATTACCATTATTATACCCCAAAATAAAATCAGTAACATTAGCGCCATTACCCATACCACTGTGATTACTACAATAATAATATAAAGTAGGCGTGGTAGCAGATACAACTATTTGTGTATATGCACCAGCAGAACCAGGCGTACCGTTATAGGTTACCCCTGTTGTGTATTCAGTCCCGCTACCGTGAGTGCCATCAGATGTTGTGCTAAATTTTAAAGGGTGCCCTGCATTAGAGCTGTTGCTTTGATCAAATATATATGTTTTGCCTTTTGTTAAAACTAGTATAGGCTGCCTTATGGCATCAATACTATTTGAAGCATCGTCTATAGCATATTTATTTGAGCCATAATTTCTAACTAAAACATTTTTAGTTATAGTAGATGCAGGTATAGCCTGAAGCGTTGTTAAACTGCTTGTATTAGCTACTATATTGCCCGGATCTATATAATGCGTAGAAATTGGCGATACTGTTAAAACTAAATTATTTGCTCCAGATGTTGTATATGTAGCAAGAGCTGGGCTAACAGCACCGTTGGAAACAGCATCCCCAACACTTACCGTTAATAAACTAATTTCAAATATTAGCGAAGCACCAGTACCTGATATTGCTATAGATTTTGTTTCATTTGAAGCTCCTGCCGTTGCGGTAATTAAAAATACTAAATTACCATCTGTAATAGCCGAAGGGTTTTGTATTGTAACATTACTGCCAGTTAAAACAACATCAGTAATACTATTAAATTCAAAATCAGCATTTTTAGGCTTAGCTTTAATAATCCATTGAGCAGACTCGCCATTTTTAGCATATACGGACTGCTCACCGGTCACTACACTATTATTAGCAGCACCTGTAAGCTGTAAAGTTAATAAGCTAAAATTTTCTAAAGCGGGCTCACTGCCCACAGAGGAAATATCTGTTTGCATAAAATCTAATTCCCATCCACTTGATCCTTCATAACTTATATTATTAAAAGTTTTTATTGTAGAAGGATTATCATTAAGTATAGGCTCTATATAAGATTCAGCAGCAGATTCCCCGTAAAAAGTATTTCTATTTACATTTTCACTGTTGTGTTTCCACAACTTGCCATTTTTAAAAGTATAATATATATTATTTAAACTTAAGCCACCTTCTTGCTCAAATGATTTAAAACTTGTCCATCCTTGACTTCCTTCGTCAAAACTTATAGTAAAGTAACCATTTGCTGCAGTAGCAACGTTAGTGTCTTTAAAGCCGCTAAAACCTTTACCTATTAAAGTTAAATTATATAGGTTGTTGTATTCATCATAAGAACCGATAACTTCATCTGACTTAGCTAAAGCATCTCTAAAAAAATCACTCATCCCATTTTGTGATATTTCAACTAATCCATTTTGCGATAATCTCATCACACTGCCCCTGCTTTTGTCAGTAAAGTATTTTGCATACCCATAATATGCAAAGGACATAGGATCTTTAGACATGCCAAATTCGCCTGCGTATGGAGCAATGGTACCTAAAAATTGTGTACTTGTTGTTACAGGTATTGCGCCCCCCTCTGCAGAGTATATGAAGTCTTTATTAACCGGTGATCTTGAAATTTTATCTTCTTGAAAAACAATTATTTGTGTGTCGTCGGCAAAAAGCTTTTGTACGGATCCATCTTGGGGATCTAAAGATATTGTTAAACCACCTTCTGCTTCGTTAAATTGGTTTATATAGTTTATATTTGTTCTAGAATTGAATAAACCGCTTGAGTGAATTAACGTGTTAAACCTTCTTTCTTCTGCAAAGTTTTCTTTTACAACATAAGCTCTAACACCTATGTCAAAAGATTTTTCGTTATATCCAGCTCTAAGTCTATTTATTTCAATGTGAGCTCCCGAACTAAAAGTTAATAGATAACAATTGTAAAATTGTATATCAACCGCTGTAGTTGTCAAATCAGATATTAATCCTCCGGTTGATGTTTCAAAAAATATATCTAAATCCGACTGAAAGGGTTCAGTTTCAAAAACGCATATACCTGAAGTAACCGTGTCCGTAGGAACATTAGCTGTTCCAGCAGGGTTGTTTATAGATTGTACTTTAGTTAAACTAGCAGTAGTTTTATTTACCCCGCCTAATATTTTAGGATATACAGCTACGTCGCAGGGAGAAATAGTACCACTTGTACTTGGGGGTATTACTGCTGTTTGGTCTCTCGGCACTTTGTTTATACTGTCGCCTAATCTTGCTACAGTATTTAAAGCTGTTATACCAGAAATCCAATTATAATATTCTTGCTCTCTTTGTTTTACTACAATTCTATAAGAATAGCACCAATCTAAATTTTGCAATGCTGTTATTGTAGTCTGCGCAAATGCTATACGCAAAGAATTAAAAACGCTTGTGCTATCAGCCTCCCCTGTTGCGGCATCAATAAAAACAGTATCTCCACCTGTTTCTGATAATAATACTGGAGTTTGTCTTCCAAACTTATCCGCTAGCACTATACCAACTTGATATGTTCTTCTAGACTTAACTGACATATTACTGTCTAGCTCTGTATACCTGGCTGAAGTTTCGCCGGTCCTTGAAACCGTAAAAGACACATCGGGTATATTAAAATTTTGTAAATAATTACCGTATACTAACCTTCCGCCAGCCAACTCTTGAGACTTAGCTACTCTTGGAACAGCGTCTGCCACCCTTGTTAATTGGTCAGATGGAAGCGTTTTAAACGGATCTTGCGATTTGTAAAAAAAGTTTACATTTGTTTCCGACGTTAATACTTTACTTTCAACCACATATAAAGCTCCACTTCCGGTTTCTTTGTATATAAGTTCAACTTTATCAATTGCAAGCCCTTGAGGGGTAGGAACTGAAAGCTGAACAGATTTTATTGCATTAACAAAAGTTTCAATTTCTCCAAAATCATTTATATCTGTAGATATTGTATCTGCATTACCTAATCTTGAAAAACAAATAGGGGTAAAAGGGGCTAATATACTATATTCGCCGTCTTCAAATTTATATCTATATGAAAACCTAATTAATTTATTTTCTAAAAAATTTGATGTAATAGGGTTGCCTTGCTCATCTAAATTTGAAACTCCTACAATTGATGCGGATTCATAAGGAGCATATCTAGCAACAGAAATTACGTCATCTATGTTTGCCGCTAAATTATATCTACCCGGCGTACTTCTAGCTGTTTCAACATTTATTTTTCTAGGAGGATTTCTATCATCCGTAAAAAACAAAAGTTCATCAACTAAGTTAATGCCCGTTATAGGATATTTTTGATGAAAATTTAACGCGGCGCTATTAACTATTATTGTAGATTTATTTGCTTTTTGATTGTACTCAATTATTTGATGATTTCCGGAGTTTATTTCATTGTAAGAATTATTATTAGTTATAAAATAATATATTCTATCATTTCCGTTGTCCCTGTACTCACCTATTTTTTTTGCATTAGATAGTGCTGTGTCCACTATAAGCTCGTTACCTAATATATTTTCTACAGCCCCAATATCTGAGCTTTCAGACTTACTTACATTTATATTTAATGCTTCTCGATATTCACCGGGTTGTAGCATTTTATCGTCTAAATCGCGATTCATTTTGCTCGCGTTAAACAATCTTTTAATTTCTGGCATATATTCTAGTGTTTAATCCACTTTGATTTACCTCTAAGAACTTGCGTTAATTCATCAAGTTTTAAATTACTTAATCTAATTTTAGCATTTCGCATTTTAGCAGCTGCTTCTTTTTTATACAAAGGTGCTGCTCCCGCGGAGGCTGTTCTAAGTTTAGAAAGGTTGTAAAGCATGTTAGCGTATACAGCGTCTTCAGCCAACTTAGGGACTAGTACATTATCAAAATTACCATTATTACCAAGCCCGTCAGAAATATATTGTAAAGATATTAAGTCACCTTCACTAAATAAAGAATCAAAATATATTTTGCCGGCTTCTAAATCTAATAAATATGTGCCATTGTCATTCTGCGTTTGAGGGTCTGAACCATATCGTCTGCCGTATGCAGTTACGCTTTCATCATCATAATATCCATCAAAGTAATTTTCAAAATCTTTTTTATGTAAATCAATTTTAGATTTTTGAAATCTATCTGCAGTTTCGGATTTTTCGCTAAATGTTAAATTGCCTTCTTGATCATATATATATTTAAAGTCATTATCTTGAGCAACTGCTTTTGTAGGCTTTGAATGTTTTGAATTTTGAATAGGCCTGTGATTACCGCTGCCATCTACATATGCTATTTCAACATAATTTACGTAGTCAGAGGGTAAAGAAATTTGTAGTGTAGAGCTCAATTCAATTTCTAAATTTTTTTCTGCATGGAATATATCATAACTGAATTCCTGTACAGATCTTTGAGCCCAAAAAGCAACTTCATATCTAGGTACTTTTGACAAAACTTTTCCGTCTCCTATATATGCAATAATAAAATTATTTATTATATCATTCAAATGCACCCTGCTATAATAGCCAGAGACCGCTGTACCCGTTCCGCCCTCTAAGGAGGAGTAATTATCTACGTCTAAAGGTTTTCTTGATATTGCCATTATTGTTCAGTTGCTTGTATTTGTTGTTCTTTTGCTTGACCTATTCCAGAAACATCAGCTTGTTTTATAACTACACCTGCTAATGTTAATATTTTGTAAACTATATTTGTTTTTTCCGACGGGTGTAATTCAAAATTTAATGATTTCGCTGTAGCTGAATAATCGTCCGTAGACGGATTAAAAACAGTTGAATCATATATTGGCTTGTTAGGAATGCCGGAGGCAATCTGGGACGCTGTAGGCATTAAATAACCCCATTTAGGCTTATTCGGTTTCTTTAAATACTCTATGCTTACTCCGCTATTTATTGTTACAGGATACACCTTAATAGCGTTTCCGTTTATAGTATATACAGGTTGAGTTGCAACAGGGTATGTAAGAGGGGAGGCTGTGATAAACTTAATTTCTTTGTGTGAAGCAAAATCAGCTTCTGAATTATTAACGCGAACAACACCTAGCTTGTAAAAATCAGATGGGAATGAATATAAACCATTAGCTAAAGACAAATTGCTATCGCTATAAAAAACATTTATTTTTTCAGCTAAACTTAAATTAGGATCGGAAAAATCACTTTCTAAATTTGCGCTAAGCTCATAACTAGCTTGTTTTGCAAAATAAGCTTCAAATATCTCATTCTGCCCTATGTCTGCTAAATTATTAAATTCTTCAGGCGTTATATAGCCTCTATTATCTTTATTAGCGATAGTTAATACAATTTGGTATACCTCGTTTATATTTACCATGTTTGATTTATTAATTAGTGAGTATAGAGTTGATTTCTCACTCTACACCCTTTATACTACGAAATTTTTTTCATAATAGACTTCATTAAATCAACACCTTCATCTGTTTTAAAGTATGCCGCTAATGCGCCATATGGATGTTGATCAAAAGGCACTGTCATTACCTTTTTACCATTTGCTAATTTGAATACAGTTCCGTCATCAGTTAGGTTTAATATACCCATTTCAACAGCTCTATTAGCAAGGTTTCTTAATTTTATATCCTCATCTTGAGATATTTCAATAAATAATTCAGGCTCATTTTGAGCAAATCTATAAGCGTCTCTTTTGAGTTCTTTAGATGTCATACCCGTTACAGCTGAACCCAATTCAGTTCTCATGATAGCTTCTAAATGTTCAATATCTAGCGTTTTAACTAAATTTAAAGCTTCGAGCTCTAACTCTAAGCTTTCAATTTCATCAGCTGCTTCCGCAACTTCATCAATTTCGCTCCAAAGACTGCCTGCATTTGGATGATATATTGATAAAAGCTTCTGCAAGGGCTGTTGTTGCCTTGGCACTTCTAAAACACCATCTAAAAATGTAACATGCCCTAATGTAACGTAACCGTCTTGGTCACTTACAAATAAAGACCTTTGGTTAGTAGCATATCTTATTTCTTTATTTTCACCTGTATTTTCATCAAACCAAAACAAAGGTTTTCTTACTGTATGCTTAGACTGTATTGTCCAACTTATTGGTGATCTATTTTGTGATAAAATATAAACTCTATCTTTTATTTCCCATCCTTTTTCAGGATCAGATACTCTTTTTTTTGTTTGTGCATTCATAATATAATATAATAAAAATAAAAAGAGGTTAGGGTGGCCGAAACCACCCGTCCTCTATTAATTACTATGCTTTAAATAATACAAAGTTATTAGCACCTTGTACAATTAAACATCTTTCAGATAGATAGTGCATTCTCATTTCATCAATTGGAGATGAAGAAGCGCCACCTACAGATCCAGTAACCCAAGATTTCATTTTTCTGTTTTCAGTTTCAGAAGCTCTATATCTTACGTGTAGGAAAGGTCTTTTAATGTTTTTTCCAAGATTTTGGTCGTAAACTGTTGAAGTACCAGCAGGAACTAGTACACCCTCAATGTCTCCAAAGCCACCTCTTGTTGAAAAATCATTTAGATATTTCCAGTCAGTTTTGTAAAAATCATAAGAACCTCTTCTGTATCCAGTAAATCCTAGATTAAGAGCCATATCCTCGCTGTTGTTAAATACACCGAAAGAAGTACCTCCAGAATATCCACCATTTTGTTGTGCAAGAATATCATCAATTTCTAAAGAAAGATCTCTTCCTAAGAAAAGCATATTTTCTTCAATAGCGCCCTGCTTGTCTAGTTGCTTAAGTACAGCATCAAAATCCGTTAGAGCACCACCAGAAACTTGCGCACCAAAGTCAGAGTATACATTACCTCTTGCTTCAATAGCTTCAAAGAAACCTTCAGTACCTCTAGCGGTAGCTGTAATATTTGAATCATAAAAATCCAAGGTAGCTCCGGTGTTCAATTGCTTAACGCCTTCAACCATAGACATTTCTAGATAGTCTTCCCAACGTAGTCTGTTTTCGTGCTCAGACTTCAAATACCATAGATATCCAGAAGCCCCATTTTCAGAAGTAACTTCAATCCAACCGATCTGAGCAGTGTCAGAACCATTAATTGAATAGTGCTCCTTAAGAATAATAGGAGAATTAGTAAATGTAGCGTAGCTAGGATCTAGTTTTTCGTTAAAGTTACCAGTTCCTTTTGCAAATTCAGATCCATAGGCAAGAGCTGTAAATCTTTGTGCAGTTGTAATCGCAGGAACACCACCAAGAGATTTAACTTGGAAATATTGTCCGCTTACATTAGTTACGATACCTTTTATCATTGCTCCAGTTCCACCTACAGCTGAAGTAGCTGAAGATTGAGCTTGAATCATTACTGTTTGTCCTTTACGGAAATTAACAGCAGTAGTTCCTTGAGAAGTAACACCTAAACTTGTTGGTTGCGCGGTTGGAACAAAAAAGTTTCCAACGTTACCGCCTGTAGTTACAGCATTAGCCGCGGCAGGAGTAGTTCCTGTAGTAGGCATTGTGCCGGCATTACTTAAATAAATGATATTTGCATATCTTGTGTGCAATCTACCCTGCTCAGTCCAAATAATTTGATCTGAAGTAGAAGGCATCTCCGCTGATACCATACGAAGGAAAGATCCAATAGAGCGATTTCCGTATCTCTCTACTTCTTGTTCGTACACATCAGGTAAAAATTGTTGAGCCCATTGGTTGAATGAGCTGTCTGTAAAATCAATATAGTTACCAGTATAAAGAGCTTTGCTTTGAGTTGGTTGCAAAGCTGCTGGTATTCCACTTGTAAAAGCCATTTTTTAAATTTTAAAAATTATTTATTCCATTTTATGCGCAATTTGTCAGATGAATTTCCTGAAACAACACGTATTTTATCACCAGAGTCTGTGGTAATAACGGAATTATCAATGCGAGGAGTCATGTCAATATTTTTTGATTCCTTAACTTGAGACTTTATAGCATCGGCACGGCCTTGCTCGTAAAAGTGGGAAGCAATTTTATCTGCATTTCTTCCAGCAAACAACGCTTTGTGATAGCTACTAGCATCACCCAAAGTACCGTCTTCGCTGATAAATTCGTTTATAAAGTTTTTTAGATCAGATTGATATTCTTTTATTTTTTGTTTATTGTCAATTTTAAATCTAAATTTTTTGTCTTCAACTTGAAAATCAAATCCTTTAAAATCATCATTAAAAACTTTTTCTGTTTTTTCTAAAAAAACTTTTTGTTGTTTTGTCCAGTCATCTTTTTCAGATTGCTGTTGTTTGTAATATTCAAAAGCTTTTTCGTATTCCTCAGGAACATCGTTTTGCTTTCTTAACTTAAGATCAGCATAATATTCCTTTTTAGAGCCCTCAAAGTGCTTTTGAGCGTTATACACTTCTTCTTTAAAAGCTAATTGCTTAGCTTTTACCTCATGGTCTTCGGCAACTTCTTCGTCATAACCAAATTTGTTTTGAATCATGAACGAAATATCGCTTTCGTCTAAATGAGGTTTTGTTTTTCTGTAATATTCATATACTAAATCTGTTGGCTTTGTTTCAGAATAGTCTTTATTAAGATTAACATAATCTTCTAAAGAACCATTCGTTTCTTCCATAAAGCTAATTAGCTTTTGAATATCCTCAGGGTATTCTATTTGTTCTTGAGGTTGAGCTATTTCTTTTTTTATTTCTTGCTCAACAATTTTTTCTTCTTTTTGAGGTTGTTCTTCTACAACATCCTCTACAAGCTCTAGCGCTTCTTCTTTAACTTCTTCGGCAGACTCTTCAACTTGCTCTTGCTCGTTTTGTTTTTGAACTTCTTCGCTAGCTTTGGGTTCGTCGCGTACAGATACTTCATCTGCGCTTTGCTTTTGAACGGCATTTCCTTCTTGTTTTGGAGGGGCATCAACATTTACGCGGTATACCCCGTCGTCTTGAAACCCATAATTAGAATCAACTTCACCGCTTTCTACTGCTTGTTCTAGCACGGCGGCTTCTTTTTCTTGTGCTGAAACCTCTTGATTTGGTTCAACTACGTTTACTTCAATTTTTTCTTCCATAATATAATATAATATAATAATTTACTGTTACTTAGGTTCAAACCTAGATAAATCAATACCGCCTAAAACATCATTGCCCTTTGATTCAAATGATTTTTTTGGTTTTTCTGTTTTAGGTGGGCCAGATATACTAGAAGAGCTGATTTTTTTATCAGCAATTCTTTCTTGCACTTCTGACTGCTTATCTGCTAATTCTTTCTGAGCTTCAAGTTCTAATCTTTTTAATTGAACATTAAGATCATATTCAAATTGCATCAATTCTCTTTTAGTTTTAGCCTCTACTTCCAGCTTTTTAATACTAAATTCATTTTCAGCATTTGAAACCTGTATTTTAGATTCTGTTTTAATCTGTTCGGCTTGAGCTTTAGCCTCTTCTATTTGTATTTGGGCTTGTCCCTGCGCTTCTGCTTGAGCAACTGATGCTGCTTGAGCTGTTTGTTGATCAGTATTTTGTTTTTTTATTCTTCTAAACTTAAGAAGCTGATTAGCGAGTTTTATATTGTTTACCTGCCTTATATCGATTGCATCTTCTAAAAATATACTACTTTGAGAAAGAGCCATTTGTATGTTAGCTTCTAAAAGTTGTTTTTCTTCTTCGTCAGGCTCTAGCTCTAAGAATATACCAAAATCATGTGAATTTAAATTTTTAAGTTCTTCTAGGCTGCCCACTGTAAATTTGCCTAAGCCACCAATAAAAGCTTTTTTAGCAGGATGAAATTCTAGCACATCTTTAAATCTTAAAGATATAGCTTCTGCTAAAGTAAGTGTTGTATACATACTGCTTTCTATCAAATGTCTAGTAGCTGTATTACTATTAGCAGCTGCTAGTTTTTGAACCCCTACTAATGACTTTGGATCCGGATCAGAACCATCTCTAGCTTCATTTAGTCCGGTTATATCTCTTATCATTTGCAAATATTGGTTATATGCACCAATTAATAATTGCACTTGATTACCGCCACCTCCAGGTAGCTCTTGAATAGGAACTTTACCGGGGTTAGGGTCTCCATCTACAGTCAACGATCTTCCTATTATTGAACCAGTTTGGAAGTACATGTTTAAAGCTTCTTGTGGATTATAGCTAGTGCCATTACCTAAATCAATCTCAGCTAAACCATCAGCGTCTATGTAAACTCCCGATGGGGTCATTCTTTGAATTGATTGCTGAAGCTTTAAATGAGTTAATTGTATTAAATCAGCATAAGGTGTCATTTTTGAAACAAGAGAATCAATTTTACCCTTATACATCCTTGGAGCGGTAACAATATAATTCATTACCACTTTATTAGTGTTGGAACTAGGACGCACCATATTGGTTGCCTTTTCCCATTTAATTATTTTATTGCTACCCAATAAATATACCCCTTCAAAAAGAACTTCACTAGCTTGCGCTACCTTTTTAAATCTAGTTCTTTTATCTTTTGGGGGGTTAAAAGAATCATCTTTTTTAATTGCTTTTTCTGCACCAGAAGAGGTTTCTTTTATTTTATATACACTTTTTTCAAATGTTTTCCAATTAAAATATAAAACGGTTAACGTATTATTATCGTCGTTATCAGTATTATTGTAGTCAAAGTTATTACTGTAATTGGAACCTTTGCTAGTTATATCTTTTATTTCTTCGTCCGCTAAACTAGGAAATTGCTTTTTTAATTCATTTACTTTTATTCTTTTTACTTCTCCGAAGTAATAGCAGTCTTCAAAGTTAGGGTCTTCAGTGTAAGACCAAATTAAATTAGCAGGATCAACGTAGTCTAATTTTATACCATCTGTATTATTAAAAGAATGCTTAACTGCGGAAATTCCTAAAACAGCTCTATCGTAGTCTGTTCTTTTCTTTAGCTCAGCGTATTTATTTCTAAGAAATATATTATTTATGGCTTGCTCTTGGGCAATTTCAATTCCTTGCTTATAATTTAATTGCATATACAATTCTAGCTCCTCTGTATTAGAGGGCAATTCGGACTCTGGAATATTTCTAGCATCGACACCTAATTCCGCCTCAATTTCAGCAAGAATTTGTTTAGCAGCTAAATCTCTTTGTACGCTTTCAACGTATTTTGTTCTTTTGCCGGTAGCAATTGAATCTTGAGCGAAAGCTTTAATAGAAAATAACCTGTCTTGCATTCCGTTTACAACTATATCTATAAACTTGGGTACAATAGGTACAGGCTTCCAATCTAAATTAAGGTAAGATAAATCACCGTTAATTGCAAATTCGTCTTTATATTTTCTAATAGACTGTTCGCCTCTAGCATACAATCTAAGTCTATGGAATTCGTCTCTAGTTTGATAGTATTTGCCCTGTCCCCTGTCTTTATTAAACCATTCCTGTTCTATAGCTTTAGCTACCTCTAATCCATATTCAGAACTTCTTTTTTTAGAATCAGATACCGCTTGGCTAGGAAAAATAGAATAATCTTTTTGTGTTTTTGCCATATTTATTTAATTAGCATACTTCTATCGCCTTCATTCTTATACTTAGAGAATGAAAAATTTAGTTTTTTTGTTGTTCTTTCTTGTCGTGGTTTATATAAATGTTTTCTGCAAGCCATTATAGCTAAACCGCTGCTAATAGACGCATCATAAGCTGTACGTTTTGATATATCAAATTTAGCCCAATCTTCCAATGTTCTTTGAAAGTGCATATTACCGTGGCTATCTTCTTGATTACCAACGTTTTCTTCTATATATGATTCAATTGCAGCCGCGTGAGCTTGCTTTATGTCTTCTGACGTATTAGGTATACCACCTAATTCTATTTCAGATTTAGACAATGCACCCCGTAATTTATCAGGCCGGTTCATAGAAAAACCTCTATACCCTCTTCTTTTTAAATGATAAAGTAATCTTGGCTTGTTATTTTCTGCAAGTATTGGCATACCATAAAATGCTATTGCCATAAGTACATCTTCAAAAAAAACTTCTGCTGTTTGGGGTCTTGCAACATATTCTAAAAAGAATTTGCTTGACGGAAACTCGGGTTGCATTGAAAAAGTTGTTAAACCGTGCAACGCTCCGTTTGATCCACCACCCCCAACAGTACCGGAAATATCATAACTATCACAACCAAATGCGCCGTAGTCTATATTACCAGGATATTTAATACCATTTTTTTTAATAATGTTATTTCTAAGTTCTAACTTAGGTATCCAACTAACAAAAAATCTACCGTTTTTAGTAGGTGTCCAAATTACTTCTGTATCTTTTATTCCGTTTTTCCAAGAAAAACTCCCTTGAGCAACATAACCTTTTGAAGTCATTTCTTCGTTATGATCTATTTGCTCGTATATTTTTGTTAAATTAAATAAAGAATGTAATGTTTCATCCCTAAAAGCGTGTTTTTCACTTCTAGGAAACTGTCTATAGTATTCGTTTAATGCGTCCGCATCATTCTTTAATCCTTCTACCTCATTTTCCCAGTGCTCAATAACTCCCGCACGGATGAGGCCTCCATCAATTCCTTCAACCGGAGATGATGGTGTTTCGAACACAGGGTATCCATACTTATTAATGAACCCTTCGTAGCCCCATTCCATAGGTATGAACAAAGAATATAATCCACTTGAAGTCTGTCCATTTTTATTTCGTTTGTCAACATCTGAATTATAATATAATTTTTTAAAATTATCACCACCTTTATTTAAGGCGTTAGATGTAGACCCCATCATACATTTGCCAACAACTCTAGCGCCTAGTCTTAAACAAGTTTTAGTTACTCTCCAGTTGTTTAATATGTTATCAGGTCTTTCCCATTTACCAGATTCATCATGCACTAATAGTATTAGTTTTTCTCCATCATAACTATTATCTCCTGTATTTTTCCAGTCAATTGTTGTATCTAAACCCTGTCCTAATAATTCATCATCTGATTCTTTAAAAGAATTTCTGGTTAATCTTCTTGATGGTAACTTATAAGACAACTCTGTTTTCGGTCTTTCCATACCATCTTGTATGGGCTTAAAAAAGAATGGATAATTTACCGAGATCGGTACGACTTTATCGGTAAACATTTTTTTCGCATCAGCACCTGTTTTTGATAATATACCAAACCTCGAGTCTCTTGACGTCGTAGCCACATTAACAGTTTCTGATGATGCCATGAAGCTAAAGCCAGACCGTCTATTCTTGAGGTAGCACATTCCGTAACACCTATAGTCCGCCTTACAGGCTTCCCAAAAGTAATAGAATATTCTGTTTGCCTGTCTAAACTCGGGCGCGCCCACATCAATCTTTGTCCAGTTGAGGTACATATAGTGTGACCCTGTAATGTAACACGGTTCACTGTTGCACATGAACCAATACCCATCATTCCTATGATTAAACTCAACATCAATATATTTATAGTATTGTTCTTTAGTTTGTTCTGGATGGTTTTTAAATTCATGTATTGATCTTATTCTTTTTAAAGATTCTGGTCTTTCCCTTCTTATAAATACTTGATCTTCAGTTTTTAGCTTTTGACCATCTATTTTTTCAGGGGTTTGAGGTATTGCTATCTTAAGACCTTGAACCTCATATATATCTCCGATTGTACCGTCTTTACTTATGACTACACAATCTAAATTATCGTCGTAGCCGTACTTATATTTTTTAAGCCTATTTTTTTTTCTTACTTCTTTAGTATCGAGGTGATCTCTGGTAATG